CTGCCAGAGCCGGGCCTTCGTCAAGCAATGCCCGCTTCTGCAACCGCGCTTTCGACCACCGCTGCCACCGATCGCAACATGGTGTTCAGCAAATCGTCCATTGTATTGGCTACCCGTAGCCCGTATATGCCCGAAGGCGGCGACCAAGCCGACGATGTTATGGACATCGTTGACCCGGTGTCCGGCTTGAGCTTCCAAGTGGCGATGTATCGACAGTATCGTCAAGTCCACTTCGAGGTGGCATTGGCGTGGGGCATGAAGATGATCGCCCCTCGGCACTCGGCTTTGTTGATCGGCTGACCGTAAGCCCTTGCCCATTCTTCAGAGTGGGCAACAACTTACAGTGAGACAAGGAGACCGCAATGCAATGCCCTACCGTGAAAATTAAGTCCGACAATCCAGACATCCCGTTTATCATCATCAACGAGGAAGATTTCGATCCGGCGAAGCACGAGCTGTTCAGCGAAGCCCCTGCCGAAGCCCCTGTCACGGACAAGCGCGGGCGTAAAGGATAAAAAGCATGGCGCTGATCGTCGAAGATGGAACTGGTCTGGCAACCGCAGAAGCGTATTGCACGGTTGCGGAGGCCAGTACATTTCACTCGAACATTGGAAATGTCGCTTGGGCTGCTTTGGCGAGCGACACCATCCGCGAACAGTGCCTTCGCAAGGCCACCCAGTATATGCTCCAGCGCTATCGCCCAAAGTGGGCAGGCTGGCGCAAGACCACGACGCAATCCCTCGACTGGCCGCGCTACAACGTGCCAATCAAGGACGCGCCGGTGCTATATGGCGGCTCAACCAGCTACTACGACGATGCAAGCGTGCCGCAGGCAGTGAAGGACGCATGTGCATCATTGGCATTGCGCGCGGCAACCGCGACATTGTTCGCCGACGAAAGCCGAACAGCGAGCAGCGAGACGGTCGGCCCGATCAGCGTGACGTATGACGCATACAGCGGGCAGGCGGTGCGGTACAAGGAAATTGACACCATGTTACAGCCCTACATGAAGAGCGGCGGCGGGCAAGTTCCGATGGTGAGAGCATGACTTTCGATTACGCCAAAACGTCCGCCGCTGCCCTGTCACTGCTAACCAAGTTCGGGGCGGATGTGACGGTGACGCGGGTCACGGATGGGACGTATGATCCTGCCACTGGGACTAATGCGGTGACAACCAGCACAGCAACAGTCAAAGGCGTGGTGTTGGACTTTGGCGCAGGGGTGTCGATGGTTGGCGGCAACATGGTGACTGCTGGCGACAAACGCTTGGTGCTGGAAGCCGCTGCCGCACCAGACATGAACGACCGCTTCACGGCGAATGGCAAAACGTATGCGCCGGTGAGCATCGGCGAAGTGAATCCGGCGGGTGTCGCTGTTTTGTTTGATTTGCACATAAGGAGCAATTGAGATGACCTTCGCTGCCGACCTTACCGCATTCGCCAATGCTCGCAAGTTGAGCATTGATGGCGCTGTGCGCGAGGTGGTGACGGAGCTGCATGGCGAGGTTGATCGTCGCTCGCCGGTGGGCAACCGGGAATTATGGGCGAGCAACATGGACAGAGCGACACGCGGACTGCCTCCGCAGCCGGAAGGTTACGTAGGCGGACATTTCCGCATCAACAATCAATACAACTTCGGCAGCTTGCCGGACAGTGAGGTTGCAGGCGAAGACCCAAGCGGCTCAAACTCAACGGCAATTGCAAAGGCAGGCATTTATTCTTCACCGGCGGCGGGGGTGCACTATATAGCGAATCGAGTTCCTTATGCGATGGCTTTGGAAAACGGACATTCCACGCAAGCACCGCAGGGCATCTATGGTCTCGCTATGCAGACCGTGGTTGGCCAGTTACATAAGTTTGGATTTAAGGTATGAGTGTCGTTGCAATCCGCGCTGCGCTTGAGACTGCTTTGAACGGCATGAGTCCGGCGCTCGCTACAGCTTGGGAGAATGCACAGTTCATGCCTGTTGCAGGAACGCCATATCAGCAGGTTCATTTGCTGTTCGCAACGCCTAGCAACCGTGAGATGGGCGACCGCTATCAGGAAATCGGTTACCTGCAATGTAAGCTCATGTATCCGCTGTCGGTAGGAACCGCGACGATTGCAGCAAGAGCGATGTTGCTTCGCACGACGTTCAAGCGTGGCAACACCTTCGTCAGTGGAGGGATTACCACGACGGTGACTGAAACACCGGAGATCGTGCCGGGTAGGGTCGAGGGCGACCGATACGCGGTAAGCGTGAAGATCAAGTTTGTAGCACAGGTTAACGGATAGGAGAATCAAAATGAAAACTGTTTTCAGACAGGATGGATCAAGCGTTACGCTTTCTGATGCCGACGCTGCAAGATGGCTGAAGCAATCCCTCGCATTCCTGACGAACCCGAAAGAACCGGCGCAACCTGCCGGCAAACAAACGCTGCGCAGTAAGGTTACTGGCGCGTTCAAAACCGATTCACTTTCTACTGGAGAATAAGCCATGACCATCGCAAAAGAAATCAACAAAGTCTTAACCGTCTACAAACAAACCGGACTTGGCGTTCCTCGTTCTGGTTCTGGCGGCCAAGCATTACGCCGCGAAACGTCAAGCGGCAAGCTCGCTGTCGCCACTTATGAGAATAACGAAATCACCAGCCATAAGCAGTCCACTGGCAAGACTCACGGTGGACGCAGTTCGACATTCACGCTGAACGGATTGCTGTCTGGCAATACCTATTCAACATTGTTCGCTTCGATTCTGCGCGGCGCGTTTGCAGCTACTACGCCAATCGCGAGCCTGTCCATCACGATTACTGTGCCGGGTGGCGTGCCTACCTTGACTGCCGCGGGGGCGACGTTTCTGACTAACGGTATCAAGATTGGCGACGTTATTCGAATCACTGCCGGCACTTATGCCAATGCGGTGAACCGCGACAACAACCTTTTGGTGTTGAGCGTATCGGAAACGGTTATTACAGGCGTGACGTTGAACGGTTCAACGATGATCGCGGAAGGCCCGATTGCAAGTTCAACTCTCACCGTCGTCGGTAAGAAGTTGGCTGCGCCAATCACCTCGCAAACCAGCGATTACTGGACTGTCGAGGAATACCACGCCGACATTACCCGTTCTGAGCTGTTCACTGATGCGGTATTCAGTTCAGCGGACGTGAGCATCCCTGCATCCGGCAACACGACGGTGGCATTCAATGCGGTGGCCTTGGATCGCACCTCCAGCGGCGCGCAGGTGCTGACTACACCGACCGCCGAGACCACCACTGAGGTATTGCAGGGCATCAAGGGCGCGGTAATAGTGCAAGGTGCCGCAGTTGCGAACGTGACCGGCGCAACCATCAAGATTGATGGCACGGTGGCTCCAATGGGCAACGTGCTAGGCGCAAACGTGGCACCGGACGTGTCACGTGGGGTGTTGAAGGTCTCCGGCCAACTGACAGCGTTCTTCGAAAATGGCACGATGTCAGGATACTTTGATGCTGCGACACCGATCAGCATTGCAATTGTTGATGCTGCCGACGAAACCAACAACAGCGAATTCATCAGCTTTGTGATGAGCAAGGTCAAACTTGAGGGGGACGATAAAGATACTGCCGAAACCGGCATCGTGCGCACCTATCCGTTCACGGCTGAAATCAACGGTGACGGCGGGGCGGCATTGGAGAATGCAAAGACCATCCTCACGATTCAAGATTCGCTCGCAGCTTGAGCCTAAGAGCAACCTGCCAGCCCGTGTCTCCATTCGTGTGGAGCACGTGGCAGGTAAGGGGCAAGTAATTTAACCACACGAAAGGTTACACCATGACAAAAACATTCTCCCTCGCAGACTTGGACGCAACCAAGGCAAGCGAACAAGCATTCGAATTCGAGTACATCAACGCTGCCACCGGCGAAGGCACCGGCATATTCCTGTCCGTTCTCGGCGGCGAATCTGAAGCGGTAACTGCAGAAGTCGCAAAGTTGATTAACGAGCGCCGACGCAAGCAAGCAGCTCGCGAAGTGCAACGGAAGATCGGGGTCGGCACAAAACCGACTGAATTTGAAACGCTGGAAAGCGACGTTGCCTTCGGTCAGCGACTGGCAGCGGTGCGATTGGTCGGTTGGCGCGGCATCAGCGATCCATGGACTGCTGAAAACGCATTAAAGCTATGCACCAGCAATCGCGACATTGCATCCCAAGTTACCCAGCAATCGGACATGGTTGGAAATTTTATGAAACTCTGACCGCGCAGCTGGTTGAATACGCGCGGGCGGAGTTCGAATTAAGCGTCATTGTTGACGGGACTGCCGAGTCGCTACGCGCTCAACTAGAGAGCGTCTGGCGGCAGACAGGGAAGCAGCCGAGACAACTAGCGGAATTGCCGGAATTGCCGCCGCTGGCGAAGCATTTGTGGGTGTGGTTTGTTGATATGAATAATTCAGAGAGGGAGGTTGGTATGGACGTATCCCGCATCACCGCTTCCTCAATGATTGCATGGCAATGGGCGACCGGTAACACACTGGAATTATGGGAGCGCAAAGCCCTCCGTGCCATTGATGCTGCTTGGATCGCCATGCAAAGGAAATCCAAGTGACCGACATTGCATCCCTCTACCTAAAAGTCGATAGCACCCAAGTTGATGGGGGGGCGAAGTCGCTTGACCAACTCGCGCAGTCCGGCGGAAAGGCGGAGGCATCAACAACTGCGCTGACTTCAGCGACAAACATTCTGGCGAATGCTGCAAGGATTGCGGCAGGGGCATTTGGCGCATTCAAGCTGGTTCAGTACGCGAGGGAAGCCACCCTGCTTGCTGCGCGCTACGAGACGATGGGCATTGTAATGAAGGTGGCGGGTAATAATGCTGGATACAACTCCGCGCAGATGGACAAGTATTCCAAGGCTCTGCAAAAGAATGGCATCTCCATGCTGCAAAGCCGTGACGCACTAACCCAACTTGCAACCGCTAACATCGATCTTGCCAAAGCCTCCGAGATAGGCCGTGCGGCGCAAGACTTGGCTGTGGTAGGCAACGTTAATTCCAGCGAAGCCATGAACCGGATGATTCATGGCATCAAGTCTGGTCAGATTGAAGTGCTGCGCACGCTTGGCCTTAACGTTAGTTTCGAGGAAAGTTATAAGAATCTTGCCGCGGAGCTGCACAAGAATGTTGATGCACTAAATGCTGAAGAGAAAGCACTTGCCAGAACCAACGCGGTGCTGTCCGAGGCGAAGAACTATGCCGGCATCTACGAAGAGTCCATGACCACGGCGGGCAAGGCTATGTCGTCGCTTATCCGCTACAGTGAAAACTTGCAGATCAAAATTGGCAACATTTTCCTTCCAGCCTTGGCGGATGCTGTATTCCAGTATACAGATGCGTTGAAGGCCGCGAATGCGGAAATGGATAAGCTCGGAAGCGCGGGCAGTATTGATCGGATTGGCGTAAGCCTTGGCGGAGCATTCAAAACCGTATATGAAACCGTTGTTGTGTTGGCAGCGAATGTCGGTTATGTATTCACGGCAATTGGCAATGAGATAGGCGGCATCGCCGCGCAGGTTGCTGCGGTGCTGCGCGGCGATTTCGCGGGCGTGTCGGTGATACATAAGGAAATGATTGCAGGCGCTGAAGCAGGGCGTAAGGCAATCGATGCCTTTTCCGAGCGCATGTTGAATCATGGGAATGTGGTGAAGACGGTCTCAAAGTACACCGAAGAAGCCGCAATAAAACGCGGGAATGCGGCACGGGCGCAAGCTGATGCCGACGACAAAGCTGCTGTCGCGGCAGATAAGGCGCAGAAGGCTTACGCTGCGCAACAGCAATCAATCAATTCCATAATCGATTCGCTCGAAAAAGAAGCTGCCACATACGGCATGACCGCAGAGCAGGTCCGCATCTACGAAGCTGCCATGAAAGGAGCGAATTTCGAGGAGATAACCCGCATCAAGGCCGCGGCGGACGCGGTTACGGCGCTCAAGGCGGAAGAGGAAGCGACGAAAGCCATCTCCAAAGCGCAAACGGAAGCAACAAAGGCTGGTTCCAGAGCGCGAGAGGAAGCTATACGAGCCGAAAAAGCTGCACAGGCGAGCTTCTGGAGCTCCATTGAACGGACGGCGCACGACACGTTTGTCAGCATCATGGACGGCGGCAAAGATGCGGCGACCCGCCTGCGCGACACGTTCAAAAACATCTTTTTTGACTGGTTGTATCAAATGACGATCAAGAAGTGGATCGTTAATGTGAGCGGCGTGGTTGGAACCAGTTCTGCCGGTGCGGCCAATGCGGGCGGCATAGGAAGCCTGTTTACTGGCGGGTCTGGTGGCATAGGGGGAATAGCCACTGGCGGATTGCTCGCGTCTGGAGCGCTTGGCACATTCGGAACGGGCATTGCATCAGCTATGGCAACCGGCGTGACCGCTGGATTCACAAACGGTATCGCGGCGATTGGTCTCGGTCAAACTGCCGCAGGCCTAGGGATGATGGTGCCGATGATTGGCGCTGCCGTTGGCGGAGCACTTGTATTGTCCAAATTATTTAAACACCGGGGCGGGCCGGGGCTGCAAAACACCGGCGGCGCAACTATGTCTTTTGATTCCGGCGGCGGCGTAACCTCCAGCACGGG